CTACTATGCCGCGCATGGCAGAGCAATTTGATCGGATGGTTGATGCTGCCAAGCGAGGAGTTAAATCTGAAGACTACAGTAAAATAAGCACAGATGCATTTGCTAAAGCCATTGTGCGTGGCGGTGATGATCTAAAGAATTTTATGGTACAGATCCAAGCAGGCGGTTTAGGATTGGGAGGATTTTATAATAGCTTAAAACCTACCATTGAACAGATTAACAAAATGCGAGCCAACAACCAAATTAGTGAAGACCAAATGTTAGCTCAGATTAAAGCGGCTATAGCATCACAAAAGACTGCAGAAAGACAAAATGCATCTATGGTTGCATTAGATAAACAATTTAAAAATTTGTCTTTTGAAATCATGACAGCACTAGCACCTGTAATTGGAATACTGGCCGATGTGGGTATAAAACTTGCAGGCGAATTTACAGAGTTTGCGCTCGAGCACATGCCCGACATACAGAATGCTATTGCAAAAGCAGCCAGATATCTAGAAAATCTTTTCACTGATGAAGGCAGAGATAAAATTTGGAACGATATTAAATCTCTATTCCAATATCTAGCTGTTGAAATTAAAGGTATGCTGGCAGATGCAATACCGGGCGGCCGATTGGCTTATACTATAAGAGATCAAGAAAATGACAAAAAACTTATAGCCGCTGGTAAAAATCTAGCGGATGCCAAAGCAGACGAAGCATTATTAGCTGAAAAGGCCAAAAGACAACAACAGTTAATTAACGATCTTAACGATAAAAACTTTGACAATCATCTAAAAGAAGTAAAACAAAAACTTGATGATCTTAAAAAAGTTGAAAACCGCTCAAAAGAGCAACAAGCAGACTACGAAAAATATCAAAAAGAACTGCGTGATTTGAATCAGAGAGCAATTAGGAAGGCTGGCAGAAATGTCGACGAGGAAACTGAAAAACTAGCCGATCTAACAGGTCTACAGGACGATGCTACAAATCAAAAAACAAAAGCTCAAACATCGATAGACAACGCTACAAAACCAGATCCTTCTAATAGAGCACTATGGAAAGTCCTAATTGATCCACTCCACTTGCTGAATTTTGCTTCTGGAACTCTTGGTGGTGGCAAACTAGTGCGTGATTTTGGCACAGAATCTCTAGCAAAACTACACGGTAAAGAAGCAGTACTAACAGAATCACAGTTAGCTAACATGGCCAAAGGTATATACGATGCTGGCGCTAATAGTTCTGGCGGAAATGTTACTCTTGGGGGGTTGGAAATTTTAAATGAAACTGTTATAATGTTAAATAAGAATGCCGAAAAGACTGCCAAATTAATAGACACTTTGGTAGATGTCCAGAAGAAAGCATACAATAAAATGCCAGGTAACAAACTGGTTTAAGAGAATAAATTATGGCTTGGAAAAAGTATTTTACACCAGTTTCTACCTCAGGGGTAATGAGCCCTATCAGTGGTGGCAACAACGGAGCAAGTCCACAGAGAGCAAACTATTCATCATATCTACCGGATGTTTATACAGGACATCCTAATCGTCTTGAGCGTTACAGCCAGTACGATACTATGGACAGCGACTCAGAAGTTAATGCCGCACTAGACATCCTCGCTGAATTTTGTTCACAGATAAACGAAGAAAACGGCACACCTTTTGAATTAGATTTTAAAGATCAAGCGACTCCTACAGAAATCAAGATCCTTAAAAAGTATCTGCAACAGTGGACAAAACTTAATCTATTCCAGAAACGTATCTTTAAAGTTGTACGCAACGTGTTCAAATACGGCGACAGCTTTTTCATCCGTGACCCAGAAACACAAGCATGGGTTTATATCGATCCTGCTAAAGTTGATCGTATTATCGTTAACGAAAGCGAAGGCAAAAAACCTGAACAGTACGTTATCCGTGACCTGAACATCAACTTACAAACGCTAACAGCAACAACAATAAATCCTAGCAATCAAAACGCACTACCCGGCGGACAGTCATATATCAATGGCGGCGCACAACAGCGCGGCATGGTAGGCGGAGTGCCACAGCAAGCAGGCAGCAGATTTAGTATCAATCAAAATCAGCATTCTATTGATGCAAAACACGTAATCCATATCAGCTTGTCAGAAGGCTTAGACAACAACTTTCCGTTTGGTAACAGCCTACTAGAAAGTATTTTCAAAGTCTACAAGCAGAAAGAACTGCTTGAAGATGCTATCATTATCTATCGTATCCAACGTGCTCCTGAACGTCGTGTATTCTACATCGACGTAGGAAACATGCCAAGTCACTTGGCCATGGGCTTTGTTGAACGTGTTAAGAACGAAATTAATCAAAGACGTATTCCTAGCTTAACAGGCGGCGGTACTAATTTAATCGATAGTAGCTACAATCCATTATCAATTAACGAGGACTACTTCTTTCCGCAGACAGCAGAAGGTCGTGGATCTAAAGTCGACGTACTACCGGGTGGTACGAACCTAGGAGAAATTGATGACCTTAGATATTTTACTAATAAGCTGTTTCGTGCTTTACGCATACCTTCAAGTTATCTTCCTACCGGGCCTGACGACGGAGGAAGCAATTTTAATGATGGTCGAGTTGGAACAGCATACATTCAAGAATTGCGATTCAACAAGTACTGCGAGCGACTACAGAGTCTAATGAACAGTGCGTTTGACGAAGAGTTCAAAACCTATCTGTTCAAGAAGGGCATCAAGATTGACTCTAATCTATTTGATGTTACATTTAATCCACCACAGAACTTTGCCAGCTATCGTCAAGCAGAGATGGACGGAGTACGCCTAACTACATTTGGCAGTATCGTAAGCGTACCTTTTATCAGCAAACGATTTGCTCTTAAACGTTTCCTAGGACTAAGCCAAGAAGAAATCGCAGAAAACCAAGAGATGTGGGAAGAAGAAAATATCGATACCACAGAACAGTTGAGCGCAAATGCAGAACTCCGTGGGGCAGGAATCACATCAGGTGGCCTACAGAGCGACCTAGATACGATAGGGCAGTCGGATGACGGCGGTCCAGATTTACAAGGCGCAGATGCCGAAGGCGGCGCGGCCGGAGCGGCGCAAACAGCACCTACTACTGGTGGAGCACCTAGCGCACCTAGCTCGAGCACAACATAATCTGGTAAATACACTACTATGTTGCTAAACGAATTCATTTATTTTAAACCAGATGCAGAAAGCATGGAAGATAACGGCCGCTATAATCCGTTAGAAGACAGCACTGTACTCAAGAGTTCTGATCTACGCAAAACTCCAAGACTAACCCTAAAAGTTATCAACGATTTGCGCAAAGCAGGCGATGCACGTGAACAAGAACAGAAAGAAAATCTCGTAGTAGTACGTCAGATGTACGCTATGCCCTCAGAAGACGAAGCTGGCGGAACAGTATAAAATTATAGCACATGTTAATTCAGCTACAACTGGATTAAATAAAATTATAGAAACAATCCAATACTAGAACAGAAATATATAGTTCTACGTCCCAAACTGCCAAAATTTGCAATTTTTGGCCTATTTCGCATAATTAATTAAATAGGTATGTAAATAAACATACATGTTTATTCCACCCTTGACAATTAGGAGATAACCCGCAATGAATAAATTCGAACAATTATTAGACTTGATCGTCAACGAAGAAAAGGACAAAGCTGAAGAGCTTTTCCATGAGATCGTTGTTGAAAAAAGTCGCAGTATCTATGAAACATTAATCGCAGAAGAAGAAGCCGCTTTAGAAGCTAAAGACGGTGAAGAAGCTGATGACGAAGAAGATGATGATCAACAGGATGAGTCTGTTGAAGAAACTTTTGGTATGGAAGAAGAAGGTGAAGAAGCCCCTGGATTTGGTGGTGACGAAACTGATGCTCTAGCTGACAAAGTAACTGACCATGGTGCAGAAGACGGCGAAATGGACGGCGAAGAAGACGGCGAAGAAGCTCCAGCTACTAAAGGCGATGTACAAGATTTAGAAGATGCTTTAGAAGAACTAAAAGCAGAATTTGAAAAATTAATGGCAGGTGAAGAGCACGAAGAAGAGCATGATAGCGAATTTGGCGACGAAGAAGCCGACGACGCAGATGACTCTAACGATGCTGATGATTCCGAAGAAGATAGCGAAGGCTATGAGTTCGCAGAAGGTCGTGAGACAGTACGTGAATACACAGAAAACATCGGTGCAGCCTACAAAGGTGGTGCGGCAGCTAGCACACGTGAAACAGGTGCTTCAAACACAAAGAGCCCAGCTAATCAAAACCCAGCAAACCGTCCAAGCGGTGGTAACGTAAGCGCACACAACATTGCGCAAGGCGACCAAGGCGGCGAAGGTATCAAAGGTGGTGAAGGTTTAGTTGGTGGTGTTAAAGGCAAGTTCACAAGCCCAAATACACACAACGTTGACGGTGTTAAGTCTGGTATTAAAACACTAGACAAGAAAGGCGAAGCTTACAAAGGTGGTAACGTAGCTAGCACATCTGAAACAGGTGCAGGTAACACTAAGTCTGTTGTTGACAAAAAACAAGGTTAATTAAGTGTCTAATAAGATGCAATTTCTAAGAGAACATTTAAGCTTCGATCAAGCTAATGCGGTCGTAGAGAGCGATGACAAAGATGGCAAGAGCCTTTATCTAAAAGGCATTGCTATCCAAGGCGGCATTCGTAATCAGAATCAGCGGGTTTATCCAGTCAAGGAAATCGAATCTGCTGTCAAAACACTAAACGATCAGATCCAAAATGGCTACAGTGTTCTCGGTGAAGTTGATCACCCAGATGACCTTAAAGTAAATTTAGACCGTGTTTCACATATGATAACTCAAATGTGGATGGACGGTCCAAACGGATACGGCAAGATGAAAATTTTGCCCACTCCAATGGGACAATTAATTCGCACGATGCTCGAAAGCGGAGTAAAACTAGGCGTGAGTTCAAGAGGTAGCGGAAACGTTAGCGATCACTCAGGCGAAGTATCTGATTTCGAGATTATTACTGTG